CAGCAAGGTTATCACCTTTTTCTTGTATTATAATAACACCACCCATAGTTACAGTTACTGGATTAAGAGCTCCTAATTCGCTATCACTTGCAGTTTCACTAAGAACAGCAGCTGTAGCTTCAGCCACTTCACCTCTATACGATGTAGGTAATATATGATCGTAATAAAGAAAATCACTAGTAGAACTTTCAGGACGATCACTTTGTTTTTCGTATTTTCTAACTCTAGGCTCACCGCTTTCATCTATTTTTATAGACCATAATTGAGCAGGATCTTGCGAATTACCTTTACCGTTAAGAAAACTACATATAAAATATTCACCAGATTCACTATGTCTAGGCGCGCTAGGCATACTTTGTTGAGATATACCATCACTATTAAAAGCTTCAAGACTTGATGGATTTTCTGTCCAATAACAATTATATAAATCATTATCTACGTTAAAAAATACATCTTGGTTAAAAAGATCTTGTTGATTTATTTGATCCGTGTTGGTTACACTATAATAAGGGTGACTTGCATCACTGTCATTTAAAGCGCCTTCTATAACTATTAAATCAGCTGTAACTTGTACATTTACAGTTGTTAAAGTTCTTTTACCAAAGAAAATACCTGTTTCATCACCTACATATTCAGAAGAATCTAAAAAAAGAACATCAGAATCATAAACAAAAACATCAAAAGTTTTATTTACGACACCATAAAAGAACTCTGTTCTTATAGATATTTCACCATTGTTAGGGTTTATGGACAACTCTTTTATTGGATCTCCATTTGCATTATGCAAAACAGTATTAGTATCTACTGTAACAGTAGTATTTGTTTCTAAATCACTAATAACAGTAGAAGCAGAAGCAATCGAAGGATTTTCAATTCCTGTAGAAAGAAAAATTAAACCTTTTTTATTGTTTTCTACATCAGCGCTTCCGTTTACAGCAGTTACTTGACCAACTACAACATTTTCAGTTTCTTGAGAACTTCTTACAGAACCATCTATATTTATTACAGGTTGTACTATAGGCGCTACGTTTTCAAGTCTTAATGTAAATACTTGATTATTTAAATTAACTACTTGTGTAGATGTTTGTTGATGAGTTACATTAACCTCAAACTCGTAAGCATTAAATTGCTGTCCATCTATAACACTGTGATAAAAATTGTTTTTTGGTTTAATTCTCCATTCGTCATCTACAAGCACTATTTCAAAAGGCATTGACGCCTCGTCTGTTATTATAGACTCTTGAGCAATAAGAGCTTGTGTAGTTAAATCATTTATTGGACTTGTAGTTTCTACAAAACTTCTTATAGAATTTATTGAAACTTCAATTATATCTTGACTTGTTATATTATTATCTAATACATCAAGAAAGTTAATAATTCCAGCATATGTACCTTGAAAATTACCTTCGTCCCAATATAAAATATCTTCTGATAAATTAGGTTCTATTTCTATTTTATCAATAATAGAAGGTATAGCTAAAGCTTCATTAAGCTCATGAACTAAACCAGCAGTAGAAGTTTCATAATATATATCTAAAGCACTATCAAAAGGTTTTGTTTCAAAAACAGCTAGATTATCTTGTACACCGTACTTATAAGCATAAACTCTAAAGCTTTCACCGTTTGTTAAATCTTTATATTCATCTGATAAGCTACCGTCACACTCTACTAAAACATCACTTCCTGAAGTTGATACTTTAGTTATTTTTACTAAATCTTTATTAGATCCTTTTAAATACTCGCCAATAGCAAATTCACTAGTATCACCATTTTTTATAAATAAAACTTTATTTGCTTGTTTAAACTCAGTAGCATGACTACTACCAACTGTTATTGTTCTTAGTGTTCCTTGTAGTCCAAGCTCTGTATTTGATCCTATATTACTACCAGTAGATCCTCCAAATGGTATTTGAGCCATTAAAGGATTTTTACTAGTTTCAGATATAAAAGCAAAAACATCATCGTTTTCATTTTTAATACCTTGTTCTTTTGCTGTACCAATATTTATAACGTCTAATATATCATTGTTAGTTTGAACAGATAAACCTGGATTTGCAGCGCTTGGCACAACTTTAGGAAATAATTTATCTTTACTAGTGCTTAATCCAGTTTCTTGTGTGTTAGTAAATTCTATATCTCTAGTTACTTTATTTATATTATCAGCTAATATAGGTATGTATGTTTTTGGATCATCTCTGTCATTATCAAAGTCATAAACATTAGGAGCATATACATTGTTATAATCTTGCTCAGTTTGTTTTACAACAACTCTATAAGAATACCATCCGTGTGGAATTATTTGATATTTGTAAAAATAATAACCTAAAGGTACGCTACCTGAAACAGCGTTATAGCTTAAGCTAGGCTCGCCATCACATTGTAAAATTAAATTACCATTTTCAATAAATATATTTGTTATTTGTACAAAATCAACAGTTTGACCTTTTAAATAATCTCCAACGGTAAACTCGTTTATTATACTTGCGTTTTCTATTACAATTTGTCCTAGTAAAAAATTACCATTAGAGTCGTTAACAACACTAGTTGTTATATTTGTTTGGTATAAAATAATAGAATTATTATCACCAGCACTAGAAATTAACGTAGTAGGAGCTGTTATATTTATTACATCTGATTGAAAAGCACTTATAGTAATAGTTTCTTGACTTAAAATTTCACCAGTTGATGAATTTAAATTTATTTTTATAGCTGAAAAATTAGAAGCATCAGCATAACCAGTGCTTATATATACAGCGGTAAAACCAGTTAAAGGTATTGTAAGAGCTTCATCTTCAAACATAAAGCTTTGTGCTTCAAACACTAAACCATTAGAATCTTGTGAATAATAATATAAAGTTTTTTGTAAGCCGCTTCCTCCTTGAGGTCCACCCGCTATTAAAGTATCTGTCCAAAAAACACCTTCAAACAAATCAAAGTCGTAACTATTTGTAGATATAGTATTGTTAATATTAATTAAAGTTCCTTTAGCGTAAGCGTTAGGTATTGTTTTATTAAAAGTTATAGTTAAAGCATCTCCACAATAGTTTTCATTACCTGGCGAAGTATCTTGTATTGATATAAGATTATTTTCAGACCATGTACTACTATTAAATGTATTAGATTTAGCATCTACTGTTACAGAGCCATCACCTATAACTGAAGTTAAAACAGGTGATTGTCTTCCAAACTTATCTGATAAAACAACACCAACTTCATAAGTTCTTTTTTGTTTTATAGAGTGATAAGGATATTCTTTGTGTAAGTAATAATTATTAAAATCTGCATTACCTAGAGAATTTGTTATATCATATTTAGCGTCAACTGACGTGTTAAAGTTTAGTCCTACAACTCCTTTTTCAATAGGTAATTTTCTATCTTGTATAAAATTGCCATATATAATTCTATTGCCTACAATTTCTTGTGCTTTAGCAGAAAGTGGCACATTGTCATAAACTCTAGGTAATTGATCAGCTGGCAGTGTTTTATAAGGTAGAGTTGATTTATATTTATATTGAAATACACCTTCATTTTGTACAAAATCATTGCTATTACTAGGTGTAACTAAATCTAAAGCGTTTTCGTTTTTAATTTCTATAAGCTCAACAGCTTTTATAACATTGCTATTCGACTCTTTATAAAGTATTTCTATACCGTTTATATCTAAATTAGTTTTTAGCTTAGAGCTTGGTAATATTATATTTAAATTAACAGAGTTAACTGAGTTAACCATACCGTCAGAATTACCGTTATCATCTTGAAAATAAGCTTCACCTCTTTTCAATATTTTTTGTATATGATTACCGTTAAAGCTATGTGTTTTTGGTATAAAACAAACTTGAGTAAAAGGCGCTATAGTAGAATATTCACCATCTACAAATCTGTATCTATATGAAAATCTTACAAATTTTTCATCTATTAAATCATCTGGGTAACTAGTGTTTGTTTGTAGTGAAGAAACCGGGTCAGTTGTTGGAGTATTTCCATTTAAAGTTGTTTGATCGTAATCTAATAACAAAGCAGGCATAAAAGGAGCAAACTTTGCAACACTAATTTTATCTTCATTATAATAATAAGGATTATTACTATTAGCATCGTTTTGTATTGCTTTTTCTACGTTTATTTTTCTTGGTTGATTAAAACCGTCAGTAAAAAACAATAAATCTTCTATTAAATTTACACCTGTTATAGTATGTGTTTTACTAAAGTTTAAAAATAAACCAGAAACTAACAACTGTGGTTGAGTAGAACCTACTGCGTACATATATATACCACAAAATAAATTATTATTATCTGCTTTTTGTGCTGTTGTAGGTCCGTCTGCGTCACCTATTAAACCTTCTTTATCAGTATCAAGACAAAAATAATTTGTAACAAAGTAGTAAATTCTATTGTTTTTTTCATCAAAAAAAACGCCTATAGTATCAAGACCTTCAAAACCACTAACAGTTTCACCAATTTTAGAATTACCCAGTAAATTCTGTATAGAACCTATATCTGAAACCTCCGAAGTTGTTATCTGTATGTTTTGAGCACTACGATACTCTCCATTAGGTAAAACTCGATCATCAAGATCTTGATTCATTTTACCCTGAAGAAAAGTTCTTTTATCTTCAGCCATTTATTAGTGTTTAATTCGTTTTGATTTGTTTCTCATTACTTGAGCAAGCTCAGCTGTTTTTAAGTTAGATAACCTAATCTTAGCGTTTCTAAGCGCTGCTCTTCGTTCTTTTTTATATCTTTGTACTATATACTCAGATATATTTCTTTTGACCGCTAGAACGTTATATGCAATATGTTTGTATAAAGCTTCTTCAGCTAGTTTATTTATTTTCATTTCAGCGTCTGTGCCAAGACCGTCTGATACATATTCTAATACAATAATTTTACCTGATAAGTCACTACTAAAGTTAAAACTACCAGTTCTTTCATTTATTGTAAAAAATCCATTTACTTGTGTAGTCTCTGGTGTAGCTCCATATCTTTGACCGTAATCACTTCTAACATAGTCGTTTGTAGTTAAGTATAAACTATCTTCTGTAGATAAATCACCAGAAATTCTTGTTGTATCAAAGTTACTATATCTTTCTTCAGTAACAGAACTTGCTTCAACAGTATTACCATCTGCATCAAAAACATAATTATAATTATTATCTTGAAGCATTGGCTCTGTTGGGTTTGTTGTAAGTCTAGTTGGATATATAATTCTACTTATACCTGAGTTATCTATATAACAAATTTTTACATAATTAATATAGTCTTGTGGCATAGGTATAGATAATGATGGTCCTAGCTCAACTTCTTGAGACTTAACTGTTTTAAGCACATCATAGCTAAACTCTTGTAAACCACGTTTAGCATGAAATATGACATCAGATTTTGCAACGTGTCCTATTAATTTACCATCACCTACATAAGCTATCATAAAATTATCAACAATATCTTTTATCGATGTGTATTGGTAATTTCCAAAAGTATAATCTAGTAAATCAACTCTTATTATAGGATTGTCGTGGCTTTCTAAAAACTGCTGAGCTGTTCCTGTAAAAGTAATTGTAGCTCCAGATATTGTAAAATCAAAAGTTTCTTCATCTGTAGAACTTGCACTTGCGCTATTTAAAAATACTCTAACTTGATTTGTAGTAGGCAGTGAATCAAACGTTAACGTGTAAGAAAGCGTACTACCGTCTCCAACAAAAGTTTGGGATCCATTATAATAATTTTCTTCTGTAACTGTTCCTATTAATCCCATATTATTGTTCTAGTTGTATTGTTGTTTGTTCTTCTTGTTGAGCCGCTTGTATTGTAAGTGGGTCTTTTATTGTAACTCCAAAATGTTTTAATATAGAAACCACAAGATCTGGAAACTCTGAAGAGTGTAGTCTAAAATTAGAACTACTAACCGGATCATAAGTATACACAGGTGTACCAAAACTAGTTGTATCTACAGACGCGTTCCATAGCGGATCTCTAGGTTTACCTATATAGTATACGTCTATTTTAGTTATAGTACTTGGAAATACGTATATTAAATCTGCTGAATAATAATAAACTGGAAAAGTAGTTGATGGTTCTGTTAGTTTTGAAGAAAATAAAAAAGGTATTTTAGATTTATCTATACGTTCTATATCAGTAAAAGTACCATTAACTTTAACACTTAATGTTGCATAAACATTACTTAGCGCTTGCGTTGCTGTACTTCCTGGTATAGGTGTAGAATAACCTGGAGTTTCAAAATAACTATTTGTAGAATCTATTGTAAGAGTTGTTAAATCGCAAAGCGGATCTAACTTGTCCATTATTTTTCTAGGTATATCACCGTAACCTTGAGCACCTCTTCCAGATGTTTGTTTTGCAACAGCTTGATTGTATTCATAAAATGCTCTGTCTAAAAGCTCTATTTGAGCTACAGCAGCAATTTTATTAAAATTATCTGGTGTCATATAACCGCTACCTTTTTTGTTTAATATAGATAAACAGGTTGTATATACTTTATTTACGTCGATTGCCATATTTTTATTTTTATTATAGTAGTATAGCCACCATTATAGATGGCTATACCACTTATAATAGTTACGCTATTTTAGCTTTTTTTCTATTGATTTGAAAACTTCTACACCTTCGTCTGTTTTTAAGAAAGCAGCAAATGCAGAATATGGATTTTCATCAAAAGGCACAGTCATTAATTTCTTACCATTTGAACCCCATGCAAAAGTTCTTTGGTCTTGTGATAACTTAATAATGTTTAAGCCCTCAGCTTTAATAGCTAAGTTTCTTAATTGTACATTATCATCGTTAACTAGTTCTAAAAATAATATAGGATTATTTCTAGCAAACATATACAAATCTCTTTTAAGTTCAGCTGAGCTCATTGACTCTACAGAAGATCCTAATTCAACTCTTAATATAGCTTCTGCTTGATCAACATCTATTGACATAGCAGTATTTAAAGCTTGCATTTCAACTTCTATACTTACTAAATCATCTTTAGCTTCTGCTACTTCGTCTTTTTCTTCATATACATAACCTTTTTTAGGGTGATATAATGAAAGTAATTTTTGCAATGCTTGATTTGTTTTTGGAACTTGCAATACTCCATCTTCAAAAATAATATGATCTAGTATTACATTACCATCTTGTTCGTCTATAAAACAAGATCTTTGATTACTAGCATATCTTATTTCTCTATTGTAACCTTTTTCTTCATCAAACCATAATAATGGTTTTCTAGGTGTAGACTTTGAAGTTAACACGTAGCTTAAAGGTTCGTTTAATCCTTTTAAAAAATAAAATCTATCTTTTATTTCCCAGTCAGGTGTATTTTTTGTTTCAACCTGTTTAGGTTGTTTTTTTGTTTTTGTTTCCATGATATAATATAATTAAATAGTTTGTAAAAATAAAAGCGTAGGGGCCGAAGCCCCTTTGCTTTCATTAATTAATTGACTTATGAGTCGTGTGTAATAGCACAACCAGTAATATCTGCATCAGCAAATACGCTAGCTAAAGCATCGCAAACTACTATAAATCCACTGTTGTCATCAAATGTTGCAGCGTTAATAGCTTTACAAATTGATTCAACAACTTTTTTGTGTTTACCAGAAGTTATTACTAAGCTTACTGTGTCAATTTCAGTTGTTGCACCTGGTCCTGTAACGGCAGATACAAATTTCATACCTACTGAAACAGCATCACCTGCATCAACAGTAAATCCTAAGAAAGAACTTAAAGGATAACAAGCCATATCGCCAGCAGCATCAATAGTATCTCCGTCTGTAAAATATAAAAATTTGTCCATTTTTGTTTAGTTTTTAAAGGTTAATATTATGATTCTTTTAGCATCACGAAGTTATTAGCTCCTTGAACTACTAAACATCTTTCAGACAAATAGTGTACTTCCATAAAGTCATCTCCTATATAACTAGCAGATCCTACAGAACCAGTTACCCAAGACTTAAGTCTTCTGTCATCAGTTTCTGAAGCTCTATATCGTACGTGTAAGAAAGGACGAGTCATGTTTTTACCTAATGACTGATCGTAAACAGTTGAAGTTCCAGCAGGAATTAAAATTCCAGATACATCTCCAAAACCACCACGAGCAGCAGCATCGTTTAAGTATTTCCAATCAGACTTGTAGAAATCGTAAGATCCTCTTCTGAAAGCAGAAAAACCTAAGTTTAATGCCATGTCAGCGTCATTGTTAAATACTCCAAAAGAAGCACCACCTTGATAGTTAGCATTTAATCCAGCTACCATATCGTCAAGAGTAAGAGCTAATGAACGATTAATATATAACATATTTTCTTCAATAGCACCTTGCTTGTCAAGATTTTTTAACAATAAGTCAAAATCTCCAAGAGAAGCTAAATCTTCAAATACATTACCTCTACTTTCAACAGCAGCAAATAAACCTTCAGTACCAAAACTATCACTAGCATCTCCGATTTGACCATCAACAGTAGATGCTCCAGGAACACCTTTTACTGATTCAATCATAGAAGTTTCTAAGTAATCTTCAAAACGTAAACGAGTTTCGCCAGCTGATTTTAAATACCAAGAAAATCCTACTTGTCCAGCTTCGTCAGTCGTTTCAACCCAGCCAATTTGAGCAGTATCAGAACCAGAAATTTTAAAGTGATCTTTAATAATAATTGGTCTGTTGTCAAATTTAGTAAACTGTGGCTTAAGCTCACCCGCCATAGAAGCAGTTCCTTTTGCAAATTCAGAACCATAAACAAATACATTGATTTGCTCGTTGTCAGAAAATACTACACCTGTTCCATCACCACCTGATAAATCTGTTTGAGTATAAGGAAGAACTTTAAAGTTGTCATTATTTCCACCTGTTGCAGTTCCACTTGTTGTTGCAACGTAGCACTTAAGAGTTTTAAGTCCAGTAGCAGTATCAGTAATGATAACAGTATTACCTACTCTTAAAGAGTTAGTTAAAGCTGTACCAATAGAGCAAGTTCCAGAAGTTCCAATTAATTGAATACTTCCAGTTCCGTCTACAGCACCAGTACTTTTGTAAGCAATGTGCAAACGGTTTTGCTCAGACCAAACTACTTGATCAGACTGCATAGGCATTTCAGCGCCTACCATTTGTAAAAATCCTCCGATTGTACGATTTCCGTAGCGCTCTACTTCTTGTTCATACAACTCTGGAAGATATTGTTGTGCCCATCCTTGTCCAGCTGTATTAGCTAGATCTAAGTAATTGTTATCGCTAACAGTTGGGCTTGGGGAAGGAGTTAATGAAAAACCTCCACCTAATCCTAAAGATGTGTTAAATCCCATTTTTTTTAAATTTTTAAGTTTTTATTTTTTTCTAATTTTAAATTTTAACCTTGAACTATTCTCACCACCTAACACTTTAACTTTCATACCGCCTGTATCTACAACTGGTTTAATAGTTCTAGCACCCATGTCAATATTTTTTGACTTTATAGCGGTATTTTTTATAGCGTCAGCCTTACCTTGTTCATAAAAATGTTGAACTATTTTGTCAATATTTTTACCAGCATATAAAGCTTTATGATAACCAGCAGCGTTTTTCATCATATTATTTTCATCTAAGAACTCCTTAACGAAATTAGATATGTCACTCTGGTAATCCTTGACAGCAGCGGCATCTTTTACATTATACCTATATTTCTTGTCTCCAACTTTAAAATCAAAACCTTTGAAGTTTTCGTTAAAAACGTTATTGGTACTTTGTTGAAACTGCTTGTACTGCTTCTCTTGGATTTCATTAGTGGTGGTTTGTTTTTGGTTGTATTCGTTATAAAAGTTAATAGCATCTTGCTGGTCTTTAGACAACTTAGAACTCAACTTGACTTCTTTGTAGTATTCGTCTTTCATTCCAGTAAGAAACTTTTTAGCTTTCGCAACTTCTTCTTTCAATGCCAACTTCTTTTTTCTAATATCTCTTTGCTCATCTAGCTCTTCATCATATGAAAAACTGTCTTCAATTAAAAAGTTAATCTCTTCATTATCAAGATGAGATTTAGTTGACTTGTAATATTCTTTTAATAATGTGTTATTGTCTACGCTTGTATAGTCTGCGTTTAATCTTGTATAATCTTCTATACTACCGCCAGTATCTTCCATAAACTTTACCAAACTTTCAATGTTTTCTGGTAATTGTCTTTGTTCTTGTACTGGTTTTGTTTCTTCTACAACAGGTTGTTCTACAGTAGTTTGCTCAACAACAGGTTCTTCTTCTGTTATTTCTTGTATGACCGCTTTTTCAACCTCATCTTCAATGACTGGCTCTTGCGGTTTTTTGTCTTGTGCTTGCACCCGCACTTCTTCTTTAGCATCTGTATCAGCGTTTTTGTTTTGAAACTCTTTTAATTTCCCTAAGTCTAATTTAATAGTGCCATCTTTTTTAACTTCTTTATACGAGGCATCTTCTTTTTTAGGCTCTTCAGTTGTAGTTTCAACTTGATCTACAACTTCATCTTTGATCTCTTCGATCGGTTGTGTTTGTTCTGACATGATAAAATATTATATAATTGTTTGTTTATTTTCAACGCGGCTCAAACTGTTCAAGTCCAAATCCACCTAACGTGTCCATACCTGAGGACTCAAAGTTTTTAGGCGGTGCGTTTGTTTTTCTTTGATTTATAAGCTCACTTTGTTGTGATGCTTGTATTTTAGTTCTTTCGTCTTTACGATCTTCTTTAAACTTATCTTTTTCTTTTACAACAGCTAATTGAGCTTCTTGTAATTGTTTATTTATTTCAAACTCATACTGCATTAGTTCTTTTTTAATTGCAGCTTCTCTTTCTAGTTTAGCTATTTCAAGCTGAGATTTTATTTGTTCTAACTGAGCTTTTGACTCAGTAAGCGCTTGTTGCTTTTGCATATCAGCAGCAGCAGCAGCTTGAGCAGCTTGTGCATTAGCTTGACTTTGCATTTGCATATTAGCTTGTGCTTGCTGTTGATCTAGCTCTTGTTTTTTCTTACGTCTTATTTTAAGTAATTGATTAGCTAGTTTTAAATTTCTAACCTCTCTAATATCAATAGCATCTTCAAGATTTATCTGATTAGATTTTAAAGCTACTTGTATATTGTTTTCAAGCATTGCTTTTTCTTCTTCATCAGGAGCTAATTCTATAAATATACCAAAGTCGTGAAGGTGTAGTTCAGCCATTTCTTTTAAAGTAGAAACATTAAACTTACCTAAAGTTTTTATAAACGACTCTTTAGTTGGTGAATATTCTATTACATCAGACACACGCATTGCAATACACTCTGCCATTGTTAGGGTTATATACAAGCTTGACTGCAATATGTGTCTTGTTGCTGTATTAGAATTAGCAGCAGCAATTTTTTGTATACCTACTAATGCGTCTTTGTCTGGCATGCTACCATCTCTAGCTTCATTTAAACCAGTAACATCACGCATCATTTGTAAGTAATAATTATATGTATTTATTAAAGACGCTATTTTGTTATTACCACCACTTGTATTTATTTCTCTTATAGGTAGTGAACCTCTGTTCATATCACCATCTTGTGTCATTGATCTACCAATAACACTACCTGTTTGGAAATACATATTTAAAGCTTCTTGTGGATTATAGTTTGTTCCATTACCAAGATCAACTTCAGCTAAACCATCAGCGTCTAAATAAACACCATCTGGTACCATGCGTGATAATACTTGTTGTAGCTTTAAATGAGTTATTTGTATCATATCAGCAAAGCTAGTCATACGACTAACTAAACTTTCAATACGACCTTCATACATACGTGGTGCACATATAGCGTAACTCATCTGAGCTTTAGTGGTATCTGCTTTTGGTCGCATCATGTTTTTCTTCAACTCCCATTTTAAAACATCTTTACTACCAATAACTTTTACACCTTCGTATATAACTTCAATAGCTCTATCTACTTTTTCAAAATCTTCCGCTTCAGGTGGATTAAATGTATCGTCTTTTTCTATAGCTTTTTTACCACCAGTAGCTGTATTTTTTATTTTATGAACCTGATTAGCATATGTTTTGTATTCAAAATATAATACTGATACGCTATTTTCTTCTTCAGCTTTTGAATTATGTTTATAAGCTATATTGTTATAACCTTTATAACCACCATATTCTTTTAACTGATCATCTGTTAGCTCAGGAAACTCTTTTTTAAGCTCGTTTAAATATATTTCTTTTACTTCACCTACATAATAAATATCATCAAAATAAGGTGAATCACTATTAGAATAAACTAAATCAGCAGGATCTACATACTCTACTTTAATACCTTCTGCTTTATTAAAAGAACTTTTAGCAGCACCAATACCTAAAACAACTAAATCATTATTTATTCTTTTAGTTATATATTCATATTTATTTTTATCAAAAATACTATTAATAGCTTCTTCTTCTGCTATTTCAACAGCTTGCTTATAATCTAGCTGCATATGAAGCTCTAGCTCTTGACTTGACTCTGGTAATTTAGACTGATCTGTTTGATATATGTCCATACCAAGTTGAGCAGCAACAGCGTCATTAAAAGTCTTAGCTTGCATATCTTCAGCTATTTTAGTAACATAATCAGTACGCTGTTGTATAGAAGCTGGATCTTGTGAGTATGCTTTTATGTCGTAAGATCTATCTGCCATACCGTTAACAACTATATCTACAAATTTTGGTATAATAGGTACAGGCTTCCAGTCTAAATTTAAATAAGATAAATCACCGTTGATAGATAACTCATCTTTATATTTTCTAACTGACTGCTCACCTCTAGCATATAGCCTTAAAGAATTAAAAGCTCCTCTAGACGAACCGTATCTACCAGATCCGTTCTTGTCATTATAGTCGTTTTTATTGTTAAACCACTCATGCTCAATAGCTCTACCAACTTTAGCGCCATACTCAGATGTCATTTTTTCTAAATCACTAACCGCTTGGCTGGGAAAAGAACTTTTTATAGCTTTGTTAACCATTTATTTAAATTATTTTTGATCTTGATCCTTTATTGTCATACCTTTTTATACCAAGGTTTATGTTTACAACTTGTCTCTGTTGCGTTGGCGCGTAAAGATTTTTATTACAAGCCATTATAGCAAGTCCAGAACTTATTGAAGCATCAAATTTTGTTCTATTATTTATATCAAACTTAGCCCAGTCTTCTAACGTTCTATTAAAATACATATTACCATAGCCTTGTTCGTTTTGTCCTACATGTTTTTCTATATAAGACTCTATAGCTGCAGCATGAGACTGTTTCATATCTACAGACGAGTTAGGTATACCACCTATTTCTTTTTCAGTTACAGATAACTTATTATAAATCTTATCTGGTCTATTCATTGAGTAACCTCTATAACCTCTTCTTTTAAAATGATATAAAAGTCTAGGTTTATTATTTTCTGCTAATATTGGCATGCCGTAAAATACACAAGCCATAAGTACATCTTCAAAAAATATTTCAGCAGTCTGTGGTCTAGCAACATATTCTAAAAAAAACTGATTAGTAGGTGCTTCTTCCATTGAAAACTTAGTAAGTCCATGTAATGCACCGTTTGAACCTATACCATCTACAGTACCTGATATGTCATAACTATCACAACCAAATGCTCCTATGTGATCATTAGCAGGATATTTAACACCGTTTTTTAAACGCATACGGTTTTGCATTTCAACTATTGGTACCCAAGATATTTTAAATCTTCCATTTTTACTTGGCATAAATTCTACAGTAGTATCTTTAATACCATTTTTCCATTGAAACGAACCTGTTGTTACTAGTGTTGAATTTATTAAATCGTCGTTATAATCTATTTGTTCGTATATTCTAGTTAGATTAAACAAAGACTGTTTAGCTTCGTCTCTAAAAGCATGACTTTCAGTTCTTGGAAACTGTCTGTAAAATTCATTTAAACTGTCTTGATCATTTTTTAAGCCTTCTACTTCGTTTTGCCAATAATCAATTACACCTTGTCTTATTTTATCTCTAGCTGCATCAAGTACCGGTTGGTTTGGAGTCTCGAATACAGGTGCTCCATACATATCAATATATCCCTCGTAGTTCCATTCCATAGGTATGAACAAAGAATATAATCCTGAAGCAGTCTGTCCATTGCGATTTCTTTTTGTAACATCTGAGTCATAGTACAGTTTTTTAAAGTTATCACCACCTTTTTCTAATGAGTTACTTGTTGAACCCATCATGCATTTACCTATAATTTTACTACCTAATCTTAACGTCGTTTTCGTAACCCTCCAGTTGTTGAGGATGTTGTTCGGCTTCTCCCACTTGCCGCTTTCATCGTGGACGAGGAGTTTAAGCTTCTCACCGTCGTACGAGTTGTCGCCTGTGTTTTTCCAATCGATCGTTGTGTCAAGCCCGTCGAGTTCCTGTAACTTCTCGTTTGTCTCAAGTTTTTTGCGGGTAAACTTACTCGCTGGTACTCTGTACGCGAGTTCTGTCTTTGGACGGTCCATTCCGTCCTGAATTGGTTTGAAAAAGAAGGGGTAATTAACCGATATCGGTACCACCTTGTCGGTAAACATCTTCTTGGCATCAGGACCAGACTTTGATAATATCCCAAACCTAGAGTCGCTTGATATTGTTGCCATATTAACGCACTCCCCGGACGCCATAAAGGAAAACCCAGAACGTCTGTTCTTAAGGTAAC